AAGATGAAAACAGTTAAAGATTTAGTATTGACATACTATTCTTCCAACGATTTCAGTATGTTGAGAGAGAAGTCTAAGAAAGACTATCAATACTTTCTCAACGTGCTGGTCGGTGAGTTTGGCAATGAGTTGTACAACGAAGTGACAAGCAAGCAAGCCAAACACGCATACGAAGAATGGGTGAAGCGTGGCATCACGTTTGCCAATCACGTGTGTACTGTGTCATCCCTTGTGTACAGGTACGCAATGGAGATGGAGTATGCTACTGTCAATCCGTTTGCTAACATCAAGCGTAAGTCACCTAAACAACGCAAGGTTGTATGGACAGAGGATGATATACAGAAATTTCTGTCATTCTGTTACGGTGACTTTGCCTATCGTAACATTGGATTGATAGTCCACATGGCATACGAATGGTGTCAGCGTTTAGGTGACATGCGATTGCTTACATGGGATGTTGTAGATTTGGACAAGCAGAAGCTGTATCTGGAACAGTCAAAGCGTAGGGCAGAGGTAACACTGCCTATCAGTGATGACCTGACAGAGATGCTGGTACAACAGAAAGATGACTTTGGCTTTCAACAGTACGTTGCTCCTCGTCCACGCCCCACTGGTGGCGTTTATCATCCGTACAGTATAGATAGACTGTCCAAAGCAGGTCGGCAAGTGATGAGGCTTGCAGGGCTGTCTGAAGAGATACGGTTGATGGACTTACGTAGAACAGGTACAACTGAAATGGTAGAGGCAGGTGTCGGTATGGCACAAATCATGTCGGTTACAGGACATAGTAACCCGCAGTCGGTTAAACCATACATGAAAAATACTTTTGCCAGTGCAGATTATGCATTGACAGCACGTGAAATGCATGATATAAGCACATACAAGTGCCAACAAGGAGAGTGATACATGTATAATAATATATTAAACACTATAAGTGATATAGATATACCTAATGGACATACAAAGAGAATGAATTGTCCAGAGTGTAATGGCTATAAAACATTTACAGTGACTAATAACATGGGTTCTCTCGTATGGAACTGCTATAAGGCATCCTGTAACGTATCAGGCGGCAAGAAGGTACACCTGACTGCTGATGACATACGTAATACAATGAAGGATGCTGAACGATTTGCAGAGGACAAGTTCGAGTTACCGCCATACGTGGTTACTAATCACACAAACGTATACATTGATAGGTTCTGTGCGACTTGGGGCTTGGACATGGAAGGGCATGGCCTGATGTACGATGTAAAAGAAGACAGGGTTGTATTCCCTGTCATGCACAACGGCAAGATGGTTGATGCTACAGGTCGCTCTGTAATGAAACGCTTACCTAAATGGAAGCGATATGGAAATAGTGGCTTGCCTTATACCTTCGGGTGTGGTAAAGTCGCTGTAGTTGTTGAGGACTGTGTGAGTGCAGCCATCGTGGGCAATGATGTATTGTGTGGGGTTGCTGTGTTGGGTACGTCATTATCTTCCAGCCACAGGCAGTATCTTTCACAGTTCTCAACGGCAGTCATAGCACTAGACCCCGATGCACTGCCGAAAACATTATCAATGGCGAAGGAACTCAGAGGATATGTGGATGATGTCCGTGTCCTTCGCTTGACAGACGATTTGAAATACCGTAGAGAAGAAGATATCGAACAACTAACCCACATAGGAGATACAGCATGGAATTAGCATTAGTACGTAGCCTTATGGACAAGTCGTTCTACGATGACCATCGTGGTTCTAAATGTCCAGACCGCCTGTTCAGTAAGGATGTACGTAAGATTAAACAGGCTATTGATAAAGCAATGGACAGGTATGAACGCACCGTCAATCCAGATGAGATTGAAGCACTGTTCATGTCAGACAATCCAACGCTAACTACAGCACAGAAGCAAGCGTATACATCTCTGTTTGCGTCTATCAAGAAGGAAGACCCGATGGGTGGTGACGTAGCACAAGAGGTGCTGTCAAAACTATTCCAGCAGGTAGTTGGTGAGGATGTAGCTAACATTGGCTTTGATATGGTCAATGGTGATGCGGCTACACTTGAGAAGCTACGCAATCTGCTTGAGCGTTACGGTGATGACTTCATTCCTAATCTCAACATTGAGTGGGATGATATCAGTATTGAAACACTCATGGCTAAAGCTGAGTTGGAAGCACGTTGGACATTTAATATACCAAGTGTAACACGTAAGGTAGAGGGTGTCAGTGGTGGTCAGCTTATCGAGGTAGGTGCAAGACCAAACACTGGTAAGACATCTTTCCATGCCAGCTTGATTGCTGCACCGGGCGGATTTGCACACCAAGGCGCACGATGCATTGTGTTGTGTAACGAAGAGCCTACCCACCGTGTCGGTGCTAGATATCTGACAGCAGCCTGTGGCATGACAGCCCGTGAGATACGAGATGATATGACAAAGGCATCAGCCATGTACAAACCTGTGATGGATAACATCAAGATTAAAGAAGCAGGTGGACGTGACATGGCATGGGTAGAGTCTGTATGCAAGTCATACAAGCCAGACATACTTGTGCTAGACATGGGTGACAAGTTCTCTGTCGAGGGTTCATTTGCCCGACAGGACGAGGCACTGAAAGCATGTGCTATGTATGCGAGGCAGATTGCTAAGACGTATGACTGTGCTGTATTCTACATGTCACAGTTGTCTGCTGAGGCAGAAGGTCGCACCACACTGAACCAATCTATGATGGAAGGTTCACGTACAGGTAAAGCAGCAGAAGCTGACTTGATGCTACTGATTGGTAAGTCACCGTCTGTAGAGGGGCAGGAAGAAGACAGCCCCATACGGCATGTCAATGTTGTAAAGAACAAGTTGAATGGCTGGCATGGACAACTGCACGTAGAGTTAAACTACCAGACAGCGAGGTACGAAGGATGAAGGTAACATTAGACGTAGAGAACACCGTCACCAAACGTGATGGTAAGATACACATGGACCCGTTTGAGCAGGAGAATACGCTGGTCATGGTGGGTGTATTAACAGACCAAGGTGTTGAACAACACTTTCCATTTGACCACCAAGACATGGAGAGTTTTGCTCACATTCCTGAACAACAGATTGAGTTGTCTACCAAATACCACGAGCGTGTGCAGTGGTTCTTGGACAATGCGACTGTACTCATTATGCACAATGCAGCACATGATTTGCTGTGGTTGTGGGAGTCAGGCTTCAAGTATGATGGCCCTGTGTTTGACACGATGCTTGCTGAGTATGTACTACAGCGTGGTATCAAAGAGCCATTGTCTCTTGAGGCTTGTGCAGAACGCTATGAGTTAGACACGAAGAAGCAGGACACACTCAAAGAATACTTTGCTAAGGGTTACTCAACACGTGATATACCTTATAATGAGTTGACTGAGTATCTGTCTGCTGACTTACATGCTACGCAGCAATTGTCTGACAAGCTGATGTACAGGCTCAATACACCTGCTGATTCAGGGCTGATGACTACTGTACAGCTTACCAATGAGGTGGCTGTGTCTCTGTCTCGCATGTATCAGAACGGCTTTACCATTGACCGTAAGGCACTGGATGATGTGCGTACTGAGTACGAACAGGAGCGTGATACATTGAAGCATGAGTTACAGGTAATGGTAAAGGAACTGATGGGTGACACACCTATCAACTTGAACAGCCCAGAGCAACTGTCGTGGGTTATATACAGTCGCAAGGTGCTGGACAAAGAATATTGGGGCAATGCTGTTGACCCATATATGGATGAGGCAGACTTTCGTAGCCTAGTAAACGCTGGTACGGAACGTCTGTACAAGACTAAAGCTACCCAGTGTGGCGTATGCAAAGGCACTGGACAGATAAGAAAGGTAAAGAAAGATGGAACACCTTTTGCACGAAGCAACCGTTGTACGACATGTATGGGGAATGGGTATACTCTTTCTGCTCTACCTCATGTGGCGGGGCTAAAGTTCAAAGCACCTTCGTCCAAGTGGATGAGTGCTAATGGGTTTACTACCAGCAAGGACAAGCTAGAGTTTCTTGAAGGCAAGGCACGTACTGCCAAGCGTGATACTGCTGTAGAGTTCTTGTCTAAGGTACGTAGACTGTCTGCTGTAGAGACATACCTATCCTCATTTGTTGAGGGTATCTCTACACACACTAAGGCTGATGGTAAGTTGCATGTCCGTCTGCTACAGCATCGCACTGCCACTGGCAGGTTCTCTGGTGCTGACCCAAACATGCAAAACATGCCACGTGGTGGTACATTCCCTGTGAAGAAGGTGTTTGTATCCCGGTGGGATGGTGGTAAAATCATGGAAGCAGACTTTGCACAACTAGAGTTTCGTGCTGCTGCATTCCTATCACAAGATGGAGTTGCTATTGAAGAAGTTTCTACTGGGTTTGATGTACACTCATACACCGCTAAAGTTATTACCGAAGCTGGTCAGCCTACGGATAGACAGACTGCGAAAGCGCACACCTTTGCGCCACTCTATGGAGCAACAGGGTTCGGACGCACACCTGAAGAGGCAGCGTACTACGAACACTTCACGGAAAAGTACAAAGGTATTGGGCTTTGGCATACCCGATTGGCTAAAGAGGCTATGAACACACGTAAGATTACTACGCCATCAGGCAGAGAGTTTGCTTTCCCTGATGTAACACGTAATGCTCGTGGTCGTGTATCTAACTTCACTCAGATAAAGAACTACCCTGTGCAGTCTTTTGCTACAGCAGACATTGTGCCTGTTGCATTATTGCACATTGAAAGGTTGCTATCTGATATGAAATCATGTATAGTAAATACAGTACATGATAGTATCGTCATTGATGTACACCCAGATGAAGAAAGGAGTGTTATTGAAGTCATCAATGAAACAAACAGAGTTTTACCAGAACTCATCCAGTTACGGTGGGGATGCGTATTTAATGTACCACTGTTATTGGAAGCAAAAATTGGTCCGAATTGGCTTGACACGAAAGACGTAAGCTGATATAACTATCAAACTTTCAACTGTACTTCGAGGAAAGGAGTAATTATATGACAACACAAATCACTACTATTGACACCGCCAACTATGCTGAGATGGCTAAAGCTATGGGCATTGCAGCAGAGGGTGGTCAGTCCAAAGAGAAGGCCAGCACACTTGCTCGTCTTCGCATTAACCATTCGCCCATCTTGGGCAATGACCGTATCCTTGTGAAAGGGGGTACATACAAATTGGATATCCCTGATGGGCCTACTTACTACGCTACATCGGTAACAATCCGCCCATACTTGCAACGCTTTATGTACAAGCGTTTTATTAAGGGTTCAGGTGATAAGCCAAACCGCTACGTCAAGACTGTGATGGCAGATAACCTTAATATTGACCTGAAGGATAACGATGGTGGCTTCAACTGTGGTAAGCCAGCAGGATACATTCAGGACTTCAAGTCACTGCCTGAGAAGACACAAGAACTCATCAAGCAGATTAAACGTGTACGAGTAATGCTTGGCACGGTAGAACTGCATGATGCTGTGGACGAGAATGGTAAAGCGGTGGATGTAGCCGATACTGCTTTCATCTGGGAGATTGAGAACCGGGATGCATTCAAGGATGTAGGAACTGTGTTCAGTAAGTTGAGCAAGATGAAGCGTCTGCCAGTGCAGCATAGCATCACTGGTAATACTGAAGAGCGTAAGCTGCCTAACGGCAATAGCTTCTATCTTCCTGTAGTATCTCTTGACCTGACCAAGACACTTGAACTTGGTGATGTGGAGCAGACCAACTTCGGTGACTTCATGTCATGGGTACAGAACTACAATGAGTACATCATCAACGCATGGTCAGAGAAAGCCATGCAGGAAGGTGAAGATATCGAGGGTGTTGACGATATTGTTGACATCGAATTTGAAGACGAAGAGGTTGCGTGATGAACCATCCTGCTGAGTTGGCGTTGCATCAGTACATGGAGAAAGCTGCCAATGGCAAAACTACCATGTCACCTGATACTATCAAGCAAGTAGCGCAAGATGTATCAGACGCATTGCAACGTCAGTTTGGCGGGGGTAACAAGCGAGATGGGTTTCGCCTACGTATGTCTAATGTAGGCAGACCCTCTTGCCAACTCTGGTTTGAACGTAACAAGCCAGAGACTGCGTTACCCAAGCCAACCACATTCGTAATG